GCAAGTGATGTAACTAAATATCAACCTGATATTTTTGGTTTTGGTATTGCATCGACTGATACAGAGGCAGTTAATTTTTTTGCTCAAACTACAAACGATATTTTAAGACAATTACGGATAGAGTGGTGGCCTGTATATAAAACTAATGTCTATACGGATATTACAGTTTTAAATACTAATGAAATGGTTGATACAAAGGTTAACCTGGATCAATTTGAAAGAGCTGGAGTCTATTTATTTATAGGAAGATTCCTTGCTCCTGCCCTAACAAAGTTCAGACCTGAAACAGAAAAAGATAGATTTGAGAGAATGGGTGAACACTATATGTCTGAATATAACAAGGAGTGGGATGCAATACTAGAGGATGGAGTTGAATACGATGCATCAGGTGATGGAAACATTGTTAAAAACGAAAGAGAACCATTACATAGTACAGGCAGACTAGTTAGATAATGGCAGTAGATGTTAGGATCAAATCCAACGCAAAATCTGTACAAAAATCACTAAATAGATTTTTTAATAAATTTCCAAGCATAACTCGTAAGGGTCTTGCAAGAGCAAGTTTCAGATTACAAGCGATTATAAAAGAATTAACATCTCAAGGAAAAGATTTTAGAAGACGTAAATTTGCTCCTTATAGTGATGGATATATAAAAAGATTAGAGGCAGAGGGTAAACCACAAAAGGTAGATCTCAGATATAGCAATGAGATGTTAGATAGTTTAACAGGTAAAGTTCACTCTAACAGAAAAGCTACAGTTTTTTTTAATAGAGGTGAAATGAGAACAAGGGCTTTATTTAATCAAGTATTAAATGAACCAAAAAGAGAGTTTTTTGGTTTTGATAAAAGGACAGAACGTATTATACAGAGAGAGTTTGTAATGTTTATGGAAAAAGAAATTAGAAAGTTTAGATTATGAGTACTAGAGAAAATATAGCATCAAATATAGCTTCAACTATAAGCGGTATAACTAGCCCATCAATTAAAAAAGTAACTAGACAACCTTTTGATATAGACGAGTTATCAGATAAACAATATCCTGTTGTAATAGTACAAACAAGCGAGGAAACAAGAGAGGATGTTGAGATTGGAAGTGGGGCAAAAAGAAGGCAAGGAACAATAGACTTCGTTTTATCAGGTTTTGTTAAGGGTGCAGAAACAAATATTGACACTAAAAGAAATCAACTTATCACCGCTATTGAAACTGAATTAGAATCTGATATTACTAGAGGAAGTAATGCACTTGATACAGAAGTTATATCTGTTGAAACTGATGAAGGGACTTTATTCCCTATTGGTGGGATCAGGATGACTATCAGGTGTATATACACATTTGAATCAGGAACACCATAACAAAGGATAAGCGATGGCAAAAATAGGAAACAAAGTTAGTAAGATAAAAAAAATTATAGATAAGATAGAAAAATTACACGATAAAGAATCATTGCTTTGCGAAGAGGCAAAAGACATATTAGATGAGATAGAAGAAGATCACTCAGAAGATGAGGAAGTAGAAGAAAACTGGGAAGATGAAGAAGAAGAGTTTGACGAAGAACAAGAAAAATAATATAAGCAAACTAACGGAGGAATAAATATGGCAGTACATCATGGAAAAGAAGGCGAAGTTGCTATCGGTGGAACTGGAGTAGGTGAGTTAACATCATTTACTTTAGAGACAACAGGAGACGTTGTTGAAAGTACAAAAATGGCAGATGCAGCAAAATCTTTTGTTGCAGGTAGAACATCGTTTTCAGGAACTCTAGAAATGCACTTTGACGAAACAGACTCAGCACAAACACAATTGACAGCAGGATCTAGTCTTACTTTTAAATTATTACCTGAAGGATCATCATCAGGTGACAGAAGTTTTGAAGGTACAGGTATAGTAACTGGAATGAGTGTTAACCAACCTATGGATGGTATCGTTGCTAGAAGTGTTACATTTCAGGGAACAGGTGCTTTAACGATTGGTACAGAATAATAATATATGTCACTAATAGATAGAGCTAAATCTCACTTTGAGGCTTTAGGAATCCAATCCATTGAGATTGAAGAGTGGCCAGATGAGGATGGTAAACCCTCTGTTATTTACTGGAAACCAATAACACTTGCTGAAAAGAAAAAACTATTCTCAGGCTCAAGTAATTTAAATGATGTTGGTATTCTTGCTGACGTAGTTATTTTAAAGGCTTTAGATAAAGATGGTAATAAACTTTTCTCTAGCACAGATAAAATGGATATTATGCATAAAGTTGATTCTGATGTATTAGCAAAAATATCGACTGCTATGGTTCAAGTAACGTCAGCTTACGAGTCAAAAAAAAACTAAACACTACTCCTGAAATTAGAAATATGCTAATAGTAGCAGACAGGTTAAAAATAACCTTGATGCAGGTATTAGATATGCCTGAAGAGGAATTTAATTTGTGGATAGCACATTTTATGTTAGAAAAAGAAGAATACGATAGAAAGAGACCTTTATAATGGCACAAAATTTAGTTTTAAATGTATTAGCACGTGATAAGACAAAAGCAGCACTTGGTAGTGTTCAAAAAGGTTTAGCCAATTTAAGAGCATCAATTTTTTCTGTACAATCTGCCTTACTTGGTATTGGTGGTGGTGTTGCTATTAGATCAATTGTACGAGTAGGATCTGAAGTTGAAAATTTAGGTATTAGATTTAATTTTTTATTTGGTAACGTTAAACAAGGAACAAAAGCATTTGATAACTTGATTAACTTTGCAGCACGAGTTCCTTTCTCCCTAGAGGAAATATCATCTGCATCAGGTAACCTAGCGGTTGTCGCAAAAGATGCAGATGACCTAACTCGTATTCTTAAAATAACAGGTAACGTTGCAGCAGTAACAGGATTAGACTTTAGACAAACCGCAGAGCAAATTCAAAGATCCTTTGCAGGTGGTATAGCAGCAGCAGACGTATTTAGAGAAAGAGGTGTTAGAGCTTTATTAGGATTTAAAGCTGGAGCTACTGTTACAGCCGAAGCAACTATAAAAGCCTTTGAAGATACGTTTGGTGAGGGTGGTAGATTTGGTAAAGCTACTGAAGTTCTTGCTACTACATTCACTGGTACTCTCTCAATGTTATCAGATAAACTATTTAAATTTAAATTAGAAACAAATAGAGCTGGTTTTTTTGATTTCTTTAAAAACGCACTTGTAGTCATAAACAAAGGGATAGAGGATAACTCAAAAGCACTAACTCAATTTGCAACAGCGGTTGGTGAGGGTTTAGTTAATTTTATAAAACAAGCATTACTTGGTGGTGCAGCTTTACTTGATATATTACGACCTATATTTCAAGTCGTTGCTGTTGGTATTGGTGGACTAATAGATGTAGTAAAAGGTCTGCCTCCAGGTATTAGAGAAATGGGAATTGTTGGTTTCTTGATGCTTGGTAGAACAGGTAAAATAGCAATAGTAGGTATTCTTGGATTACTAAAAGCTATTGGTGTTGATCTTGATGCAATAACAAATAAAGTTTTTGGTGGCACTAAAAAGACGGAGGAGTTTGGTGCAGCATTCAAAAGTGTAAATGAGTTTATTAAAAAGATAGAAGAAAATATAATACTATCAAAAGAGCAACTAGCAGAACTTCAAAAGGAACTAAAAGGTATAGAGCAAAGCTCAGAAAAAACTTTGATATCATTTAGTAAAATACAGGACTCCATAAAAAACCAAATTAAAAAAGACTTAGAGTCTATTAACGACACAATAGGTAAATTTATATTAAGTGGA